GGATCATTTGCATCTGTGTAATTTTGTTTGAGTATACTCTGTATATTGCCTTTTAGGGTTGTTGTGTCTTCTGGTAATATTGTAAGATTTCCGCTCACTAGTTCATATTTTTGATTGACATATTTATTCTTAGCTTCAAAAGCGTCATCTACTAAACTTTTAATTGTTAGTCCTAATCTGTTTTTTTGCGCACCAGTCATTTCAGCAAAATCGAAATCTTCGGGCAATCCTGCCATTTCTATAGCTGCTTTACTTAGTTGATTGTTTTGTGAATTAATAATTTTCAATAAATCTTCTTGAACGCCAACTCCATAAGCTCCTTTCATCCCTTCATTTAGTTTTTGTAAAGCATCTTGATTTCTGTTAATTTGTGCGTCAAATAAGTCTATTCCAAACTTACTAGAGTTCATATATGATTTAGCTATGTCTTTTTCGTAACCTAGCTCAAGCGCCTGTGCGAATACATTTAAGTCTTCTTGGCTGTATTCATTCAATCTATCGCCTGTTATTCCTAATGATTCTAGTTCTTTTATAGCTTCTTGACTGTATTGACCTTCTCTATTTAAAAACTTAGGCGCTATTGTATTGATAATTGCACGACTCGTTGATGACATGCTTTTCAATCCTTTAGCTGGTAATAGACCTACTAAAGCGGGGGCAAGTAATGCTCCTGCAACATTGAAAGAAAAATTTTGTCCTGATATACCTGATTTCGTTCCTGTAAGATTTGCGACTAAATCTTGTCCTATAGTAAAAGTTGTTGCTGCCGCCATATTAGTCATTGTGTTTCTGAAAAACTGTTGCGATGCCAAAGGTATTTTCACAATACTATTAAAAAACTGGTTAGCTTTAGTCGCAGCACCAAAACCGACACCTGTTGACATAAACTGATCTATATCAACTTTAGATATTCCAGGTTCATTATGATATCCATACTCCCCGTTTGGGAAAAACACCATAATGTTATTGTTTTTGTCTTTAGCAATACTTGCTCCATTACTTATGTAAGACTCGATGTTTTGAGTTATATTAGGAGTGACCGTCCTATTGATTTTCATATTTATATCAGCAATAGGATTTCCAGAACTAATCATTGGGTTTGAGTATATTTCATCTACATCTTCAAAATATTTTTTATCACCACCTGTAACTAAATTCTTAACGAAGATAGCAGCATTAAATGCAGGTTCTGTAATACCTTTTACATCTTCTATATATGATGATTCTTTTTCTTGTATTTTTTTCTTTTGAATATTTTCAAAAACATTATCAGGTATTCCTGCCATTACATTCCACCAAATTTATTATTGTATTCTTCTTCAGAAAGAGACAAAGACTGTATGTCCTTTCCGCTTTTACCTCTAAAAACATAGTATGTTTTGCCACCTACTGTTTCTCGTCTGTAGTTATTTTTATTATCTAAATCTAATGACATTCGAGAAGAATCCATTAAGTTTAGTATTTCATCTTTCAATGCTTTTCCTTTGTGTTGAGAATATTCGTTAACAAATGTGTCAAAATCCAACAGTCTTTCTTGCCCATTAACATCTAATCTAAGTTGTTTTAGAATATTAGGTTGTTTAGTTTGGTAAAGATTTTTTCCTTGATTTTTTAATAATTCGAGTTCTGCATTTCTTTTTGCTATTTGTAGTATTTTTAATGATCCCTCTTTGGAAGTTGCAAGTCCAGGCATCATTTGCATCAAGAACTCTCTTTCCTTGTCTGATATAGCACCCTTAAAGTTGCTCAGTCCATCAAGAACCAATTTATTAGATACGTTCCTAATTAGTTCGAGTGTCCCTATATCTTTGTCGTCTGGAATCCCTAAAAACTTTTTGAATTTTGATAATTCTAGTCTTTGTTCTGCTAATGGTCCTACATCAGCTTCATCTGCTTGTGATATTACATCTATAAGTTGATTATATGTATTTAAGTTTTCTTGCGCAGATTTCATTTTTTCATTGAAAGCTACCTCTTGTGTGACACTTTCTTCTCCTAGTTTTTTTTCTCTTGCTGTTTCACCAGCAGGTATTAAAGGGGGTTTCGGTTGTAATGCAGCACCGAGTTGTACACCTTCAGATACACCTTGTGCTATATTAGATGCTAAGTTCTGTCCTGCTTGTTGTGGTCCTAATGCTCTTAATCCGCCCATAATCATGGCAAGATTTATAACATTTTCACTAAGACCCCCTCCGCCTAATAAACCACCTTGTTGTTTTTTAAGGTTTACTACTAAGCCTAATTTTTGTTCAGGAGTTAAATCTTCATACGCCATAAGGACCTCCTAGCATCGGATTCATAGGTTGCATTGGTTGCGCACCTAATAGTCCATTACTTTGCATTGGATTAATAGGTTGCGGAGTTAGAAGACCAGTATATGGATTACTTAGTTGTGGTGCAGCACTAGCCATCATAGGAGACATCGGCTGTACTTCAGGCATCGCTTGAGGTTTGAAAAGGTTTTGCAAAAACTCAGATGTTAATTGTCCACCTACGTTTTGTAATAAATTTCCACCCATCCCTTGACCTGCTTGTCTTTCTAAAGCATCGAAGTCGATGTTATTGTTTGCAAGGCTCGGAAGGTCTGTTTGTGGCAAATTAGCCATGTAACTACCTAAAGCGTCTCCGCCTTGTGTGGGTTGCCCAAACACTTGGTTTTGTGGTAATCCCGGTTGATTCAACATTTGTCCGAAATCAAATGATCCTATATACATATTTATCTCCTTAACTTAATAAACTTAATACTGCTAAACTACCAGCTATGTATGGGTTATATGCAGCCAAAGAACCTGCTGCTTGACCACCACTAGCTGCTGCAAAACTAGATCCTAATGCACCGCTACCTAAAGCTCCGTATGTTCCTAGACCTAGCAACCCTGCACCCACCGCTTGTTGTCCAAATGATGGCGAACCTGCTGTTTGTGCTGTGGTTTGTGTTCCTGGTAATACTGTTCCTGATACTATTTGTGTATAGTCTTTTAGCCTTTCTCTTGGTTCTTGTTGCCCAAACTCGAATCTAGCACGAGCTTCATCGATAGCTTGTTGCGCTCTAGCTTGTTCAGTCGCACCTAGCCCTGATAATACAGACGCTGGTGTTTGAAAAGCACCTAATGTTCCTGGAACCATTTGAGCTGCCGCTAATTGTCTTTTAGCTGCATCTTGATAGGCTTGTGAATACATACCTGCAGAAACATCTCCCGCTTTTGTTAAATAATCTTTGATAACTTCTGCTTCAACAACACCTTGTCTAGTACCGCCCAAACCGCCTTGACCTGTTGCTCCACGTCTTACTTGTTGCAATAAACCTTGCGCACCTGTTAATAGTGGTCTTGTTGCTGCTTCTACTGATCTAGCAAGAAAAGGATCTGCTAATGCACTTTGTGTTCCGCCTAGCTGAAAACCTAAAGCAGGACTCAGTTGTCCTAATAATTCTGATTGTGTTCCCAATGCAGTTTGTCTTGCAAGTGCTTCAGCTTCTGATTGTGTTGCTGTTACCGGTGCTGTTAGACTGCCTGGAAAAAATTGTCTTGGTTGTTCTAATAACCTTGCAGCTTCTTGATATTGCCTTGTTAGGTAGGGTTGTTGCCCTGCCCATGGGTCAGCTTTTTGTACAGTTTGGGTTGTACCTCCGCCACCTTTACTCATAAGTTATCTCCTAATGTATTGTTGTGAGTTCTTTTCCAACTATGGTATATGTTTGCTCATATCCAAAGTTTTTTAATTTTTTAACGAATCCTTTTCTGCATACTGTTTCCATAGCATCACAGTCTTGTTCTATTGACCATTCTTCTAGTATTTCTAAAACTTGTGCTACCCACTCATCTATACCTTTTCCGCCTAGGGTAACAATCCTACAGACTTTCTTTTGTGGGTAATTTATAATTTGTGTTGTTACTACAGCTTTAATTTCTTTGTCATTTTCTTCATCATAGACGACCCAAAGTTGCATTTCTTTTTCTTTTAAAAAGAAGTAAATATCATGGGTGTTCATTTCTTCTTGCGCTTTATTAATCCCCATCTCTACAAACTTTTCACATTCACCCCAAACATCATCAATATACCTAGTTGGTATACCAGATACATAAATCATTGCTTTCTCCTATTGACTTACTTGTATAATACTTATTGTAGCTGATGGAGTAGCAGGTGCAAATGCTGTAGCTGCTAATGGGTCTATATCTATATCGGTATCATCTGCTGCCATCATTGCTTGTAGATAATCACCTGCAGTTATGTCAAATATTCCTGCTTTAGATAGTGTTCTTCTATGGTCATTAGTTGCAAGTGTATGTGCTATTCCTGCTCCTGTTATATCTGTACCATTTATTCTTGGAAAAAACCATATATCTTTGTTGTTAGCACTTTGCGAATGTAACAATGCAGAGAAGTTTACATAGTATTTACCACTACGACTAAATTCTATCTTAGATGTATCAACTCCATTAATTGTAATTCCTTGTGAATATACTAATGTATTCCATGTAATAGCTTGTGCTGTATCTACTGTTGCTACATTTTGTGCTGTTGTATCGGCAATCTGTGCAAAATCACCTGCACCACTACCACCTGCAAATGCTCTCCATACAGTACCATCATAGTAATATAGGTTTTCACCTTGTCCTGGATTCCAGTTAGTACCATCAGCATAAGCGATATCACCTTGCTTTACTCTGCTAGGTGCAACATTCTTTTGTTCTATAAATGCTATAGGGTTTTCTTGTAATGCCCCTTGTAACTTAGTTAGTTCTTCAAATATATATCTTGGTAAATCTTCTGAGTTAGCAGGTACAGGATTAGGTACATACTTAGGAGCTTGTGCCATTATTTAAGCCCTCTTTGTAATGCTATATAATCTGATATTAGTCCTGGTAATCTTTGTGTATATTCAGTTTCTCTTAAACCTTGTGGTGTCAATATTCCAGGCAAAGGAATATAACCTGTATATGCTCCTCTTTGTAATGCTGTATCTAATGCTTGTTCATCGCCCATCTTTTGTAACATGCCATCTCTCATAGTTATCGTTGGAGCTAACATAAACTGATCAGACATAGTAAAAGGTGTCGGCATTGGGTTTATAAAAGTTGCTGTTTCTGTAGTTCTAGGTATTCCTTGATTGTTCATCAATACAGGACTATCAGGATTCATTGCTCTTTGAAAGTCAGGCATACTACCTATTAAGCTAGGAAGATTTTGAGATATCAAAAAATCCATTATGCTCATTATCTTTCCCCTATAACTTCATACTCTAAATCATAGCCATTTAGTTCAAATGGACTGTTATCTGTGTGTTGAAATCTTACTGCAATATATTTACCTGTTGATCTGCAATCTACTTTGTTGTTTTGTGTTGGGTCAAAGTTTTGTCCTGCTGTGTAAGTATATGTGCCATTAGGCGACATAGAACTTCCAACTGATATAACAACTTGTCCTGAACCACCTACTTTAGGTGTTAGTTTTCTGACTTGTTTAACAGTATTGGTATTACCATCTAAGGTTAATCCTTTTCTTTCTAGTGTCGATATGTAGTTTTCGCCATCAAATTGTCTGCCAAAATCACCACGATACAATTTAGTATCTGATGTTCCTGCCATCAATATACTTCTTTCTGTAGGATTATAGGTTCTTTCTCCCCATACCCCACTATAATCTGTCCATGTATCTGTCTGTGTATTCCAAGTTATGGATGTAGCACCAGGGTCTACAATTCCATTACCAATGTGATAAATGTCAGGCAAATCACGAAAAGTAAATGAGTTATTAACATAGTTATAAATTAATGCTTTATTACAATACTGCGACCCTATACTAGGATAGCATACCCACATTTCTGTTTGCTGTACGTTATGTGCAACAAAAGTGAGATTATAATATGCATCATTTATGTTATCAAATAGTTCTTTTTTAACTAGATCAGTAGCTACAGATTGTTTTCTTACACCATCGTGTACTACTAAATCCCCTTGAGTAACTACAAAATGTTTACCATCAAACTCAGCTACACAGTTTCTGCTTAATACACCTGTATCATTAAATAACTTTTGAAAACTAAATACTAGATTACCACCAATATAGTTAGCTAACCATGTGGAGTTTTCTTTATATATTACAAATGATTGTTTTAGTGCTAGACCATCAACAATAAAATCTGATTCATCGCCAATAGTTACTTCCCCTGCGTCATTAGTACTAGCTGCAGTCCATGTAGAGGGATAACTAAAGTTTTCTGCGGCATCACCCCATTTAACTTTGTTAGGAAACTCTGTACTAGATGTTGTTATTCCTAATGCCATCAGATAATTACCAAATGCTTTTATGGTTTTACATGTATCTGCTGCATCCCAGTTAGGTAAATCTACAAAGTTAGTAGCTCCTACGTTAGGTAATGCTTGTGGTTTATCAACACCATTACAAAAGACAGGAAGACCATTGTATACAGTTCCTGTCCAATTACCTACTGTAGTTAAATTTGTGCCATAATCGCCACCTGAAGTCCTTGTAACGTCTGTATGAGTAGTACCATCAGTTCTATATATCTTTGCTGTACCTGGATAAAACCAATATGATGCTGTGCCAGTAGACCAGTTAAGTACAAAGTATGGAGCTACACTAGGTGTGCCAAATACTACATCATGTCCTTTGATCTTTTTCCCTGCATTATCAGTAAATCTTATATTACTTGCATGTGAATAAAACTCAGGTGGAAGTACAGTATCGTTTGTATCCTTTATCATGCCCTTTGGAGCAGGTGCTACAAATGTTGCCACTAATTAGTCTCCTGTGTAAAAATTGTGTTTAATACAATTCTTGTATTGTGTTTCATTGGGTTTTGTCCTGCATGTAATAAGTTAGAGTCAAACAATATAGCTTTTCCTCTTTCATAATCTATCCTTTCTTTTATCTTATTGTTTTCAAAAAACATAGTGTCTCCATCAGACTTGTTAATATAAACAATTAATGACTTAAAATTTAAATCAGGTCTTTGTTCAGGATTGTTTATATCTTGATGACACATTTGATGGTTATGTTCTCTGTATCCTACTAATGGAAAAGTAACATTAATTTTCATTCTTAACATTTGTTTTATAGGTATTTTTGTTTCATCAAAAACAGTCTTAAAAAAATCATAATACTGACACTTAGGTTGGTTATCATAATAAAGGTGATGTATTATCTGACCATTGTCTATAACATTTGGGTCAGTTATTTCACCTCTACTAGTTTTTCTGTCATATATAAAACTTATATTAGACCTTGTAACAATTCTTTCTGCTTCATCAAGAAAAGAATTACTTAACTTATATTCTTTTACTAAACTGTTCTTTTCCACATGTATACTACGATATATGGTTGTAAGTTATTGTGAGCATTGCCACCACCAGTATTGTCTGTCGATACATTATCTCCTAATGTTCTAGCATTACCACCTGTAACATCTAAATCGTTTGCGTTAGGAGGTGGTAGAATACCTGCAGGTTGGTTGTGATTGTGCGATGGCATTTCAGAAATCGTTAGTGTATGCGTTTTAGCACCACCTGTTTCTTCTGCTGTGTCAAATTCTGTTTGTGTTGCATCTATACCTACTGGAACACGACCTGCACCAAATGCTACCCATGTACCAAAACCTAATAAAGTTGCAGGGTTAGTGCTATCACTTGCGTTCATGTAAATAGAACCAACAGGATATATGTTTGCTAGTGTAGCTATTGTATTGCCACCTAAAGTTCCTGATCCAACTGACAATGCACCTGTAGCAGTAATATTTCTTATACCTGTTACATCTAAACTAGCATCTACAGTTAGTGCTTTTGATGCTTCTGCTGTACCAAGTGTTGCTACATCTACATAGTTAAGTTCTGTAGTATTTGCCGTACAACCATCAAGTAAATTTAATTCTGTATGTGTTGCTGTCATTGCCCCTGTTATATTAGGGAAGCTATTTTTTATTGTTGATTTAATTAATCTTATGTGGTCATCACCTTGAGCAACAGAATCAGTTGCCCCTGGATTTGAGGTATTAAGACTATCTATATATGTTCCTGTTTCTAATCCCATTCATTATTCTCCTATCAATGCATTGACTTCTGCATCTGTTAATCCTAAGTCTTTTAATTTTTGTCTGCCATTTGCTTTGTCTACTTCTTTCTGTGCTAACTTATTTTCTACTGACTGTGTAAACTCTATATCTTTTGTCATTTGAGATTGTCTAGCAGTTACTTCTTCTTCTGTCATTTCAATATATTGTCCATCTACATATTTTTTCATTAGCTTTTTACTCCAAATAAAACATAAGAACTGCCTGATGCAATATCTCCTGAATCAAATAATACTGTCATTCCTTGATTATCTTCTGCTACTGATAATAATCCCCCACCTTGTACCATAGCAATATCTCCTGCTGATGTAACATTAGTTCCATGCAGTAAAAAAGTTGTTTGCTTATCAGATGCTCTTGGCTCACTAAACTCATGTTTATAAAAAGCATACTCTCCTGTAGCATTACCTGCTGAACTTACAGGGTATATAGAAGAAGTTGATGTATCTGAAAAATCTACACCAGAGCCACGATAAACTTGTGATTGATAATCACTAACTGTCGTTAATAAACTTCCTGTATTATCATTCATTCTTATAATAACCCTAGCATTATCTGTTTTAGGTTGTAATCTTGAATAAAGAATATATGTTTTATAGGTAGTTGTAATAACAGATGTACTAAAAGAAATAGAAGATACATCTGAAGTTAAAGTTTCACCTGCTAATCTTACAAAGTTTGCTCCCTCTGTTGGAACAGTAAATGTACTAGCAGGTAAAGTTATAGTATTAGTTCCTGCTACAGCAGGTGCTGAAATTGTTATTTCACCACTCGTATCACCAGTTAATTTTATACTTGCCATTAGTCTGCTTCCTGTATTGTGTTACCCTCGGCAATCCATTTTTGAATTGCTTGGTAGTCTGAATTATTTTCATCTAATGGTACT